CAACTTTGAGTTAGAGTTTCCATCAGAGTAAACAGATGCGTTATCTGCATTAGAATCTAAGTGTACGATACCACCTAGGAAGAAATTACTGTTTCCAGGTGTTACGATAATTAGGTTTTCTGCTTCCTCTGCAGCGCCGCCATAGATTAGTTTATAAGTTTGACCAGCGACTGGTGCTGGTAAAGTTATTGTTCTATTAGCTGATAGTGCAGGAACTACAAGTGTTCTACCGCTGTGTGTTGCGGCATCAAGAGTTTTATCTTCATCACCTAATGCTGTAGGTGCGTCACCCATAGTTATAATTTCAGTAATCACTCCTGTAGAGGAATTCTTACTAACAGTTTTAACTGTGCTTTCAGATCTCAACGGACCTGAAAAAGTTGAACTAGCCATATGTGTCTCCGTTTCTGTTAACGCAGTCCGAGACTTTGTCTACTGCACGAGTCCACGTTAACTGTTTTAAAAATGTGCAGTGCTTACAATATACGCTTTTAAATAGGGGTTTGCAAATAAAAAGGGCGGCCGAAGCCGCCCTTTAAAGTGTTCTTTGCTTAAGAATTAAGCACCAGGTGAACCGAAAATACCACGCCAGTCAGAGAAGCCGAAGCTATATCTTTCCCTAGCTTTGTATTTAACGTTACCAGTTTCAAAGTCACCTTCCATGGACGTAGCCACAGGAGCTCTTTGAAAATGTTTCATGCCGTTAGGTACATCCGTCTTAATGAAGAATGCATCTGTATCAGTTAAGTAGTTGTTAACTGTGTAACCTTCAGGCATCATTCCCATGCTTCTTACTGCATTGATGTCGTTATCCGCAGTAGCTACTCTGTTTCCAGATGCTAGTAGTCTTTCAGCTGTAAATTGTAGAGCTGAAGGGATAATCAACTTTCTTGGTTTTGCAGCAACTTTCAGACCTCTGTCATCTTGGAAAGCGTGAATGTCGATAATCGCTTGTTCCAAAGATGTCTCGTTAAGGTCTGCAGCAGTAGATAGCTCGTTCTTTTGGTTTCCAGAAGTAGTAGGGTGGTCAGTAGCAAAAAGCTCCTTACCATCACCACCTGTGAAGCTTGAATCAAAGCCGTTGTTCAAGACGTTCGCAGCTTTTACTTGTTTAGTGTGTGCCATAGAACGTGCTAGAGCTTTCGTATAACGAGTACTGATCTTGTCGTAAAGGTTGTCCTCTACAGCTTCTTCAGTAATCTGGAAAGCCAAAGCTACAGTTTCATGAGAGTAACGTGCTGTAAAAGATTCACGTGAGTTGTCAAAGTTAACGCCTGTTCCTTCAGGTTTAACTGATGCAGCTCCGAAACCAGATAACATTACTTCTTCTTCAAAAGCTCTGTCAGAGGTCTCTGTGTCGTAAATCTCAGCATGTTGGTTCTCGTATTGTGCGTACTCTAGTCCGAATAGTGCATTCAAACCAGGTTCCAACTCTTTAGCAAGTTGTGATCTATTAATAGCCATAGTTTAAATCCTCCTATTAACCTAAAGTTGTTGCTGAGTTGAGTTGATGCTCAGTACCATTAACGATTACATATGCATTTGCGTTTGCAGCAGATGTGTCGCTATTTTCTGGATCTTTGGAAATTCCTAATTGTTGGAAGTTTCCAGAAGTTGTCACAGTTGAGGTATCAAGTTCAGCTTTTGATAGTCCGCTTGTGTCGTCTCCAGACAAGCCTACATAATCAAATCCGCCGAAATTCATAGCTGCTGTGCCAGTTCCGTCGTGTTGAGCTTCAAAGACGATCATTGGATCGTCATATACATATGCAACAATATCAGAAGCGTTTGTGCTTGCTGGATAATGCGCACTGTATGTTGGCTTAGAAGTAGTTGGATCTGTATAGAAACAACCACCAAAGGTGCCAAGGATTAGTCCAACTGTACCTGTTGAAGTATCAATTGCGTGCTGAATGCCACCTGCTGTTACACCGACCACTGGTTGGTTAGTGTAAATAGAAGTGCCAAAGTTAGCCGCAATCGCGTATTCGTTGGTACGAACTTCTCCACCTGTTAAGTGCCTTGTGGGTCTGAACCCAAAAGGTGCGTCTTGGTTTGCCATAATTATAGTCCTCCTTAGACTAATAAATTACAAATTATTAATCCAAAAATTTCGGCGAATGTTGTTAGGTGTGAAATCTAATCTGACTTCTTTGCACCGCCAAAAGTTACTCTCGACTGCCTATTTGGATTATCGATAGGCATACTAGGGTGCTGCTCCCTTAGAAGATCATTATCAACAGCCTCCTGTTGATCTCTTGTTTGTTGAGAGAAATAAGCATTTCGTTCTTCAACAATTTCTTCAGGTATCTTGGCTAGCAGTAATCCACCTACAGAAACGACGCCTTTCATTGCTCCGTCTTCAACAGTAGGGGCTTCGAAGTCTCCAAGTTCTTCCAGTCTTACTGGTTCGTATCCCTCTCTCATTCGAGCAGATACATTCTTCTTGTCGTCTTGGCCCATAACTTCAGCACGAATCCAACGATATTTAAATCCGGCTGGTGGAGACGGCGCGTCTAACCGAGATGGTGGTCGCCATGGCTGCCTTCTGGCAGTTTTATCTCTAGTTTGAGATGAGCGTGAGGTTCTTGTTTTCTTTTCCATATTGCTACTCCTTCACGTATTTAGCATATTCTTCTAAAGGCACACCTAGTTTTTTAGCGATTGCAACCTGTGATGGTGTGAGTCTCACAGTTCGTTTTCCTTTGGTCTTTGAAGTAGACTTTACAGCAGGTGCAACCGTTTGGTCAACCACTTTTTTGCTTTTTTCTCCTTCAAACTTTGTTGGAAACTGTTCTTGTATTTG